GTCTGCTCCTGCTGCCACAGTCTGTAATGCTACTGCTGTATATTCAGCCATAATAAATACCTCTCTTTCAAAATCAAAGGGGCAAACCATATAGTCTGCCCCATGTTGTCAGTAATTCTGCATAGCAGACATAACCTTAAGGTTAAGTTACTCGATATGCAGTTTTAGCATCCGCAACCAGTGTTACATCCGCATCCGTAATATACGTTAGGGTTGGGAACTTGGTATGCAGGAATGGGTGTAGGGTTCACAGCGTTGATGATCTGCTGTGCCTGTGCACTCATGGCAGTGGTCAGAAGAGCATTCTGACGATCCTGAGAAGCGGCTCTGCGCAGATCGTTGTTCTCTGCCTGCAGAGTAGCAATCTTATCCTGACATAAGTAGTCAAGGATTGCTCTTGTACCGGCATTCTGACTGTCGATAATATCACGAGTGTTGTTATTCATGGTGTTCTGCAATGCGCAAGTATTCGTTGCCATATTGTAGTTTACACCCTGGATAGCTTCACGGGTATCGCAGCAACACTGTGCTAACTGTGCCTGTAAAGCGTTAGCATTCTGCATTCCTGCTACGGTGTCTGCATTGATAGCCTGTTGGATGCCATATCCAGTCTGTAAAATGTTGGTATTTACGCCATTAAATCCGGTAAGCATACCGTTGTTTACAGCGTAGAATCCGTCACACAGACCGTTGTTGATTCCGTCCAGTTTACCGATGATAGACTGGGTGTCGAACCCTCTTTGCAATGCAGAATCGGTGTAGTAACTGGAATTAGAGCCATTACCGCCCCATCCATTACCGCCCCAACCGCCAAAAGCGAAGAAAAGGACGAAAATAATAATCCACCATGCACCATCTTCACCCCATGCACCGTTGTTACCGTATCCGCCATTAGCTGGAATAACAGGCATGGTAAAGGGAGTATTGTTACTCTCAAACATAATTTTTACCTCCATATAAGATTTTTTATACTTAATCTTGCAAGAATTTAGTATCTACTTCATAGGAAATTGACGCTTGAATTTTTCAAATTCAGAATCAAAATCTACGCCACGTTCCTTAGCAATATTTCTGCCAAAATTTTCAACACCTGATATGTCACCTTTTTGCGCCATTCCCATTACATTTCTAATCATGGGGTTTTGCATCATCTGACTATTTCCCATAATCCCTTGAATTATTTGTTGTGGATTTCCCATCCCTTTGAGCATCTGCATAGGATTCATCATTTTCATTCTGCATCATCCTTTCTTTGCGATTGTGGAGTTTTCCTTTGCGTTTGCGAAGTTTTCAACTGTTCAATCTTTTGTTCCAGTTCATCGAAACGCTTCATAAATACCGCTGTGGCTTCGTCTGATAGGTCAAATTTCGCTTTTTCTGTGTCTGACGGTAAATTGTTAGGGTCTGCATCTAAAACAGGCTTGTAGAACCTTGTATAGATTTTTCCATCTGCTCCCCAGGATTTAGCATAGATCTCCGACAGGTCCTGCTTGGGGAAGAATGCTGTGTTGCCATCCATAGGAACCTCATTCGGTGCTATGCACTCTTGCGCCGGTACAATACGACCGTACATCTGTACTGCGTTTTGCTGTGGCTGTTGCATAAACTGCTGTGGCTGGAACTGTTCCTGCTGTGGCATAAACTGTCCGTACATAGGTGTTCTATACTGCGGATTGAAATAGTTCGGATTCATAATCGGCTGCGGCATGGCTGTTCTCCCTTTCTTCCATTGATTCTATCTGTTTCGCAATTTCAACTTCGTCAAGTGTCTGATATGTCGGCTTGTTCATAAGTCCCAACGGACTGAAATTCATAAGCATTACCCGTTTCTCCTAAAACTTCCTCGATCACATGAACCATGATTGATTGATACTTAATCGGCACTTCCCTTGTACGTTCTTTGCTGAATATATGTTCCAGTGTTTCATCTGAAAATTTGAATTTTCCCATAAGGTCATCCCTCCTTATGATTAAATTTTGGCATAAAAAAAGTCGCATATAGTGACACATATACGACACTTTTGCGACAAACGAAAAAATATGCAGTTTTAAAAGTATGATAAATACGGCATTAGCACATCCTATTGCCACTCCAATAACAATATGTTCTGCTAAAAATTCTTTAATTGAATTTCAACATCACCATTGACAATCACAATCCTTGATATTATGCTTTTTAATATATTGTTTTTCTCTTTCTTGTCGATATGCGCCCACACATCGGCAAGTTTTTTTATGTTCTCGTAAACAACTTCTTTCTTTTGACTGTTTCTTTCGTTTTTTTCTTCCTCGGTTATCTTTACTTTCATTTCAGAAATGCTTTTTTCAGTGTTCTTAATCATTTCTAAAACTGTGTCATTTCCATCGGAATAAAGAACATATAGCCTTTTTAATTTCACCTGTTCTTTTTCAAATTGTGACTGCATTATTTCAAGTTTGCTTTGCTTTTCAATAGGCTTGCACTCTGAAAGATTTAAGGATATTTTTAAAATTTCACTTTCTACCTGTTTTTCAATATCAGCAGCCCATTCCAAAGAATTGTTACAGTCGGGATTGAAATTAGGCAAATACTTCATTGCTTTATCACGAGAACAGCAATATATTTTATGCTTTCCGTGCGTCCACTTCTGATACCGCATCTTGCATCCACACACACCACAATAGCACAATCCTGTTAACAAGTTGGCATCCGTATGACAAGCAGTTTTGTTTTTCCTACGTGATTTTCTGATTTCCTGTGCAAGTTCAAACCTTTCTTTATCAAAAATAGGTTCATGAAGTCCTTGATATACATTCCCTTTATATGGGATCATACCTATATTGACAACTCCGGTAAGCACATTTCTTACAAGTACCTCACTGTGAAATCCTAATGATTCCTTGATATATAAATCAGAATAACCACCAATAAACATATCAAGTGCTCTGTTTGCTTGTTCCTTACGTTCTGGTATAGGAATGAGTATTCCTTTCTCCTTGCTATAATTATAGCAATACGGAGTATTAGCACCACCAATCCAGTAACCTTGTTTGATTCGCTCCAACATACCGCCACGCATACGAAGCATCATAGTATTTTTGTCAAGTTGTGCAAAAACAGCCATCATCTGTGTGTATGCCTGTTCCATAGGACTGTCATAACTTACACTGTCATGGACACATTTGAATAACACTTGGTTTGGTTGAAAAACTCTTTCAATTATGTATAATCCATCAATCATACTTCTTGAAAGTCTGTCTAATTTAAACGCAACAACACATTTAACACGTTTTTTTATACAATCGTTAATAAGTCTTTGCAATTCCGGTCTATCCATATTTGCACCGGTATATCCATCATCAACATACCAGTCAGCTACAACCAGTTCATTTTTCCGGCAAAAAAGCTCTATGTCTCTTTTTTGACTATCAAGACCGTTGCCTTCTTCTGCCTGCTTTTCCGTGGAAACACGCATATATGCGACACATTCCATTTTCTTTACGCTCCTTTCAATATATAAAGAATGTGCCGTATTTATCATACATACGACACATTCTAAAGCCTTTTTACAATGGTGTCAACAGCATATAGATGCTATAATCTCAATAATTTCTTTTGGTAGAGAAACATCTTCAATATCAACATCTTTGCCGTCTTGTGTAACTCTAACCATTTTTTACCTCCATTCTGTTTATTTTTTCATAAACCTTTTTCGATATTCTGTTGACCGTTCTGTCACATACATTAATTTTTTGTGCTGTTTCTGTAATAGTTTTTCCGCAAGAAAGCATTTTAAACACTTTCTCTTCCTCTTCCGTGAAATTGGCGTTCCGGAAGATTTCTTCAAGTTCTGGCTTAGTCAGTTTTGACAACTTCATAAGCCAGTCTCCTTTTCTAAATTTCAGTTTTATTGTGTAATAATACGTAGTATTACACATATTTACCCAACAAAAAAACCACCGACCGATTATGGTTAGTGGTTATAATCTGCATTGTTAATAGTTATCAATGCTTTTTCAAGTTCCTTTGCTTCTTCATGCCTTCTTTCATTGCAAAGCCGCTCGATTTTGGCTCTTACAACGATTCCGACTGTCTTAAATGCTTCTTCCGCTTCTTTTCCAGCAGACACTGAAAAAGGATGCCCGTAAGTCTCAATCGTCTGCGTAAATTCTCTATCCATGCATTCGCACCTCCCTGATATTGAGAATACTATACCACCAACCATATTCAGTTTTCAAGGTTCTCTGGCTCTATGCCGATAAATAATTGTCCAGCGCCTGCCGGATCACCCAAGAGATAGGTCTGTCCTGCTGCCGGCAGTAATCCATTAATCTCTCATACTGCTCCGGATCCATGCTGATATCCCTTCGGATGTTCTTCTTACCTTCTTTCTTCGGTCGCGCCATAGGCCTGTCTCCTTTCGTTACACAATTTTTCCGATATTTCAGTTTACCGCATTATAATTCTCTAAAACTTTCAGGATCATATTCTACTTGTTCCTGATCATTCGATGAAGCGGTATTCCACCAGTGCCCACCACCTGATGTGGTATAATCATCCCTTCCTTCATTGCCGTGATATCTAACCCTATAATTTCCACTTTTTTCGGGTTTTCCTTTTACCCACATACTTTTTCTTTCCTCCAATTCTTCCGGACTATATTTTCGATAGCTGATTCCGTAATTTGTAAATCCGCCGGACTGATATGTTATAAGCCTTGACATTTCATACCCTCTTTTAGTTCAAATCATCAATGCTTTCTTGTAGATCCTTATAATAGTTTATTTGATCATCGCAATGACTTTCCAATGCACAAATCATTTCATCCTTGGCTTCTGCCAGTGTTTCTGCTGCCAAATAATCCATATGTCCCTCTATAACCGACTGCCAGCCTATTTCTGATCCACAGTACACGATACTGCCTATGGTGACATTACCATCATAGGCAACTAAATCATATTGTATTTCCCAGTCATTCTGTTCCGGATCAACTTCTACCCACTTAAGATCACACATTTCCGCTACCTCCACTAAATCCTAATATTTCAGTTTACTCCAGATGCACTGTCCATTCCCGGATATCTGCCGGATCAATCACTTCCGCACATTTAGGACATATAGGATATAAACCTTTTCTGCGATTCTCGTCCATGTCCCGGAATGTTTTATTCCTCCTCATCCGCTTGAATTCCGCATCTGCCATTGCTTCGTATAGCTTGGCTTTAGATAGCATTTTTCGCTGTGCATCCTCCAGCTGCTCATATCTTTTAGCCAGTGTAACCAGCGCATCAAAGGCATCTATTGTAGCACCGCAATCTTGGCAGCTTACAATCCTGTTTACCGTATCGACCTCGTAATGAGGTGGATTGCATTTGCAAAGCTTTTCTCTTCCTCGCTCGATTCTTACCAAATTGAAGAAAATAATCTCATTGTCCATAGTATTCCTCCACTAAATCCTAAGAGCATTACCGCAAAATCTACAATACTTTGCCAATATCACACACTTGGAACCGCCTGTATAATGGCTTTCCACATATTTGTGTACTACTGCTCCGCAATATTTACACGTTATTCTTGCCATAACAGCGTAGCTGTCATTTATTTCTTTCTGTTCATCGTGTGACCACATTTCTCGCTTAACTCCTTTGCTAAATACTAAGTTACATACTTAATTTCTTACCTTATCCAAGTACTCCTTGCATTTCCAATACACTTCTGGATCAAATTCTTTCCGCTCATGCTCATATGCGCTGTAATCTGCCGAACTGCATCCGGCAATCTGTGCCATCTTAAACATGGACACTTTTGCATCTCTTCTTAGTGCTGCAATATAGCCTGCGTACATCCCTTTGTCTCCGTTGGCTAACTGTATTCTTGCCATTTCCTGAATATCTTTCGATGCAGATGCTTCCATTATTTTCTTTATTGTGCATTCCTCGTTGTGGCAATCATAAAGGCAACCGTGGATTCCATTCTTGCCATCGAAAAAGCCAACCACATATTTTGTAGGTTCCTCACAGTCATTACATTTTGCATTTATAGCCATAATTTTCACCACCTTTTAACTTGCCGAACTACCGAATTTTCCTCGGTAGTTCAATTTTCCCAACTAGTAACTTGCTTTTGAGTTCCCAAGCAACAACTCAAATATCAATTTCACTTTTTAGTTCCTGATTTCACTTCCTCCATATTTCTTCATCAATAACATATTGTCGAATGAAACGATCTGCATATTGTGGATGAATCATTGAGCGTTCTGTCTTTCTTGATGTAAAGTTTGTTACCTTTGCCTTTACAATGTCTTTTTTCTCCACATAATCTATTGCTTCAAACACAAGATTATTTTTAGGTTTGCAATTTATAAACCAATACTGTGTAGGTTTCTTATAGAAATCTCCATTTGCTGTTCTGTCTGTATCAATAATGCTTGGTTTTATACACCAATATGTTGTAAGATAGTGTGGCTGGCTGTATGGATTTTCAATAATCAGTTTCAAATTTCTCCTTATGCAAATTATTACAAGCTTATTTAAAACCTCATAAAATTCATTTAATTCTTTGTGCCTTTTTATTACCAGTTCACAGTTTTTTTCGTCACTGTATCCTTTTTGAGCATAATTATTTCCGGCAAACCATAACTGATTTTGGCATTCAAAATATGTGCATGGAAAGAACGCAAGTATAATGTCATCCTCTTTTATGTCATCAAATATGCTTTGATTTTCGTTATATCCCCCCCTAATTTCTTTGAATAAATCTATCACATAATCAGTTTCTCCAAATTCATCTTGGATATCATAGTCATAAGAATCTATTCCATATTTTCTAAACGCATTTTTAAAAGTTCCTGACTGTTCAAACAAACAATGTGCTTTCATAGCATCACCTCCGGCATAAAATCAGATAATCGCATTTGTGCCATTTCTGCATCTAATCTCTTTTTTGACAAATCATAATAATGCTTGTCCAGTTCAAAGCCAACATATGGATGGTTGGTTCTGTAGCAGGCTATCAAGCTGCTGGCACTGCCTACATGTGTGTCTAGGATAATGTCTCCGGGCTTTGCATAGCGGTTTAGGAGCCATTCATATAGTGCCACTGGTTTTTGTGTAGGATGAATACGGTTTTCTTTGTGTTTCATATTTTGCTGAAGCATTCCGTTCCACCTATATTTAATCTTCCTTACTGCAGTACTGAACGAAGTCCATGCAAGTTCACAATCAGCAAAATCAGTATTTCCATTATCTTTATCCCAAACAATCCAACAACTACTATCAAACGGCATTTTGCTTATAAAATGATTTGCCCCCCAAATAATCTGATTTTTTGACACTCTAAACAGTTCATCGAAATATTTTTCGTTTGGTGGATTTATATCCATTCCGCTAAAACTCTTGTAATCCTTTGCTTTTGCCAGGCTACCTCTTGTATGGTTTTTATCCCCATTTTCTCCAATCCCATACGGTGGATCCACAATCGCAAGGTCAAAGTAACCATCCGGGAACTCTTTCATTCCATCCATGCAATCCATGTTGTAATATCCAAAATCCATTACGGCATCACCCCCGGAATATCCTCAAAACTAATCTGATTATCTCGTTCAAAGACAATCATCTCATTTTTGGCTCTCTGATAAAAGTTGCGGTCAATCTCAAATCCGAATGCACTTCTCCCGATCTCTGCGGCTGCTCTTAAGGTACTACCGCTGCCACAGCAAGGATCAATCACTACATCACCGGGATCCGTAAAAATTTCTATCAGTTTTTTTAGCACTGCTACCGGCTTCTGTGCCGGATGGATCTTCGGTACATCTTTTCCGTCTTTCTCCCAGCTGAACCAGTTAAAAATCATTTTCCCAGTGCCACGGATCGTCTTTCCGTCCTCGTCAACCTTTGCACCGTTCCGGAACTTCGGCAGCTTGTCACGGTAGAACACAAGAGCATATTCAGTAGCACCAACCACACGCATATTTGCCTTAAGCACCTGCGGACTGTAATTTTTAACAAATACCAACGGTATGTAATGGACGAATCCATGTTTATAGGCGGCATCAATCAGCGTAGGCATCTGTTCAAAAGAGCAGAACACGATCATGCAAGGACTGTTGCTACTTCTTCCCCTGGTAACGCTATTCTTGTCTTCCTTTTTCAGCATCTTTGAGCAGAAATGGAAATACTCATACAGATTAAAGTTGAAATCGGAATTGAATGCCGCCTTGCCTGCCAACTTACTTTCTCCGTTCTTATTATCTCCGCCGTTGTACCACATAGGGTTACTGCCGTAGAAATTCTTGCCTACATTATACGGGACATCGGCAATGATAAGCTGTGCCGGAGGTATGGCATATTTCTTATAGTTCTGCATTGAATCTCTGTAAATTTCACATTTTAATTTTTTCATTTTTTCAAGGAGACCGCATATGCTTTACTCTGCGCAGAGTCTCGGCTCCTTTCTTGGTTTTATCTAACTATCGTTTCTTCCTGCTCCTTGTACATCCTGCCCGCCATCCTCACCAGATAGTGCTGTAAGGCTTCATCCACGCTGACACGATGCTTGGTACAGTAGCGGTCAACGTACCGCTTAAAGTCGTTATTTTTTTGATAAAGTACTTCATATTCATCAAACTTAACCTCGATATTTTCAATGTTGGTACAATCAACTCGTTCCATCTGCATCACACTCCTTCCGGCTTCTCGCACCGTTCAAATTCGATAACCCACACCCACGGATTAGCGCCCCAACCGTAGCGGTCAATGTCGGATTTCTTGATGGTGCTGTTCCAAATCCCTATAAACGATGTGATTGTTTGGTCTTCATTTAATGTTCCATTTGCATGAATGTACTTATCTGCTCCCTCAGTTAAAGCACTCTCTGCGGTTATTTCCTGCAACCGCTCTACCCTCACGTCCATAACCCGGAGCCAGATACGTGCGGCTTGTTTTGGCATGTTGGTGGACGGGTGCCATGTGCAAAGGAAATCATTATCATCTGCTTTGTAATAATATCTTTCTTTTGCATTCATCAAATATCCCTTACACCATGTTTCTCGAACATACAGGAGGTCACCCGGCTGATATGGTGCTTTTCTGATACACGGCTCATTTTTCCCGTTATACAACATCAGTCCATCTTTAATATATCCAGTCCATCGTGGATTTTCTCCTGACAAGAATTTTACAAGCCGTCTGGTACAACTTTTCCGTCCGTCCATAATTGCCCGAACCATCTCGGTATTGAATAAAATAGGTTTAATTGCCATCTACTCCACCGCCTTTCACGATCTTTTCGATCTCAGAATCACCTTCAATGCAATATTTATGAAACAAGTAGTCTTCCAACTGCTCCACAACCTTATCCGGGTCGTATACCCCGCTTTCTTCAAATGCTTTTGCAAGCACATCAGCAGTTTCTCTTTCATATGTTCCACACATAACATCCATGTCCGCTACAGCTCGCTCAAAAAAATCTCTGAAGCGATCAGTATGGTAATCAACCTCAAATTCTTTTGGAATATCAATCAACACCTTCATCATTCGCCCTCCTGTTCCATGCTTCCATAGCCATATTACTAGACCAACACAATCCAGATGTCGCACAACAATTATTGCATGAAACTGTATACGCCCATTTTCGTCCCTCTGTATCCTTTGTGCCGTCTGGGTCGAAACTCACAATCGCTTCTCCTCCGCAGAACGGGCACGGTTTAAGATTCTCCATTAGCTTCTCCCTCCAATCGTTTTGCCGCTTCGTCCATCAGACTTGCAAAATTACTAGCTGGGATACCCACAACCAGATTTCCTACATGATAACCATACGAATGATCACTCAACCATTTTAATTCCCTGATAATTTCATTTGTGTCTGCCTGACGGTAATCCCGCAGATGTGACTTTTCGTGTTCTTCGCATTCATCCCAAATTGCAAAATCTTTCCCACAGTATTTGCATTCATACACCACTCTTTTACTTGGCATGCTCATTCTCCTTTCCACGGCTCCGGCAGTAGCATCCAGGCTGTGACATTTACGCTATCAATGTCATCACCGAGGACAAACCGTCCTCCCAAATATTGTACAAAGCAACAACGGTTTCGATATGTATCCCATCCAATTACGCTATTAAGAGATTCTTCCGGCAGTCTCTCGCTTACCGGAATCCACACCGGCTGATTCTGTAAGGCGGTGATTGCTAGCTGTAATGCATCACATCTTTTATCAGCATCAAGTGTGCAAAGGATATTTGCCGTATCACAACACTGACTATGGATATCGTTTAATAATTTGATAGCTTCTTCTCTCTTCATTCCGCACCTCTCAATTCTTTCAGCTTGGCTTCGGCTTCCTCTTGTGTGAAGAATACCGTTTTACCAAAATCGCATTCTCTAAAATATGCTCCTATAAAATGATTTGTTACCTTAGAGTAAATTCTATATTGTTCTCCGCTTTCATAAAATGATACACTAGAAACATAAGCTTCATAGACTTCGTCTTTCATGTTCTCATCATATTCAATATCATCAAACACATTAAATGGAGAAGTGACTACATAAACTGTATCTCCCACCTTGCACGGCAACTGCAAGAGCAATCCCTGTTCCTCGGCATCCTCAATATCTTTTAATTTGAAATATACTTCCAGCCAGTACTCTGCATTATTTACAAGTGTTGGTATTTCTTTGTCACTATTCGTCAGTCTCTCCATCCTTACTCCTTTCCGGAATCCTCGGCTTGCTCTCCACCACTGGATAGCTGCACTCATACGGCTTCGTTCGTCCGATTCTAATAGCATCAGCAACCGGATGTGTAGCCATGTAGAGTAAGTCACCGTTCTGAAAGTTTCCTGTTCCCTCTCTCATACAGCTACACTCCTTTTTCCGTATGTACTTGCGGTTCTGTATACATTGCAAATTTCTCTGTAATATTTTTCTTGTGCATGGATATTAGCATCCACACGGTCAAGTTCCGTCTCACACCACTTTGCAAATTCTTCCTTGGACAATGGTTTTTCCAAATTTTCAAATTTCTCTCTGTTGTCAATCACAAAGCACACCATGTCAACCGGAATATGGTTCAAATCCGCAAGAATCTGAATCTGTTTGTCCTTGTCTTCTGCTTTTTCATAGTTTGCCAACAATTCATAACCTGTCATCTGCATTTATATCACCTCTTATCAAGTTTGATTTCTTTGTCGTAGCAACTCTTCTTTGGATTTCCCTCTACTGGGGAAACCATCTTTTTAGGGTCTGTAGTGTATGATCCGTTTAGTTTCACACCTATTTTGCTTTTTTCATCCACATAGCATGACGGCTTGTAACGATCCGGTGGAATGTAGTTGTGAATGCGCCAGTGCTTCACCAACACAACACCGCTGTCGAAAGATAAAAGGAATCTATTGTCTATCAAGGATTTCAAATCATCATCAGAAGCACCGCACATCCTTATGATTTTCCGTGGGTTGTTTACAAACCCGTCATCATCAGCGTTCATACAGATATGGAAATAAAGCATTTGAGCCGTAGCAGGAATATCCAAAAAAGCATCACTCTCAATTATTTTTGCACTGAACATTCGTTTTTCTGCCATTTAGAACTCCTTACTCAAAAATAGGCTTCTCAATATAGATACCGGTGTTTTCCACCAGTTCTTTCCACAAGTCCATGAAATCCTTTCCGTTGCACTTGTCTCCGGCTTTGTCCATGTGGTCAGAAAACTTATCCTTGAAATTCGTAAGTTTCTTTTTCCCGAAACCATCTTCCATAAGAATCACCATTCCATAGAGAATGTACCTGGTGGACAAGTCATTGATAAGGTTGTTACATCTGACCTGTTCCCGAATGCAGTTTTGCGCTACGACCGACTTGTAATGTGGATAATCAGCTTCGGTAAATTCCTTATACTCAATCGTCCAGTCAGCAAAATCGTTAAGCCTATTCTGTAACTCCGTATAAGGCTCATTCTCGTACTTTTCGTTGTACTCGGTAAATTTACCACAGAAGTCGGAAAGTTTCGTCTGTGAGTACTTGTAGTCTTTCCACAAGGTATAACAGAACAGTGTCAGTATCCCAGTGAATGGACTTCTTTCTGCTGATTGTCTCAAAAGTTCTGTCTGCCGCATGATTTTCAAAATTTCCTGCGGATTGTCATATCGTTTTGGCATTTTATGTATCACCTCCAAGTTCTGTGATGCTTGAACTCTACAAAGAAAATTTCATTTTATCAAATTTTTCAATTTGTTTTTTTAATGATTCAATTTTCTTTATTCTCATTACTTCTGCCCTTAAAACTGCGTCTTCCTTCTTTTTGTGCCAATCATTTCCGTGAAAAGTTCCATATTTTTTAGAACTTATCATATCTTCGGAAATATTTGAACAAATCTCTGCATCGTCAGTTTCTATGATTCCAGTACTAAGTGCATATTTTGTAATATATACTTTCATATTATTCACCGTCCTTTTCTCCATGTAGAAGTTCCATGAACTTCGCAAACTGCTTCTGTGATATGGAATTGTTCTGTTTCTCCGGCTTAAGGCTGATAACCAAATGTTTGTCAGCTATGTTCGCCAGTTCCCTTGCAAGGTTGATTCTGCCCTGTGTCAGTCCATCACGGTAACCTTTTCCCGGTCTGTACTCTGCGATCTGCTTCTTTCCATCACCTTGACCACCGGCTGTCTTGTTGCGAAGCTGATAACCACCGTCAGCATACTTTTTTATCCAGTATTGTTCCCACTTATCTAATTCTTCTACCGGATAGTGCAAGAATCCTATTTTCCAACCGTATATATTTTCCGCAGAATATAATCCGTGGCTTTTCATGGATAAATCAATGTGTTGATAGCCGTTAAGATGCCCTGCTAGTCTTTGGAGTAGGTGTACCGCCTGTCCCACATACGCAAATCGGAAACCATCCTCGTCTGTTCTTGTCAGAAAGTAAATTCCACTTCCATCGTCCACATGGGGATTGACCGCCAGTATTCTTTCACGATTCTTAGTTTCAATAGCTTTCGCTTTCTGAATGTTCTTCCAGTTACTCAAAATGGGCACTCCTTTCCATTCCGTAAAATCCATTCCTTGCCTGCTGCCGCATAGTCCACATTCGCCATAGGAGCAATCTTTTTTACCTCTGCGACACATTCTTTGGCATCAGAATTATCACGGCTTAAATGGCACAATATGACATTCTGCAGGGAATCTGATTTGTTAGCAATGACAAATTCTTTTACCGTTTCCAGTTCCATATGACCACGGTACACATGGGATTTCTTAGCATCGTTGGAATCCTCTGTAATGTACTTCTTCTGATAGTTACATGAAATAAGGATGTGGTTTAATTCATGGAACCGCCACTTAACAAATTCCGTGTCAGTTACATAAAGCAATTTCCCCATTTCCGGGTGAGTAATCAGGAATCCATAACAAGGGCATTCTGAACCATCAGCGTTGGTATGTGTCCACTTACCATCCAGTGTAGTAAGATCAAATGCCATTATTTTTCCACCAGTAAAGCATATTTCCATAGGTTCTAAACTCTCATATGGCTTAAATACTGGTATTCCCATGTGTTCAAGGTCTGATACGGATAATGAGTGGTCTTTGTGCGCATGGGTGCATATCGCACCCACAACACACTTAACATCCCAGTTAAGACCACGCTTTATGTCCATGATAGAAAGTCCTGCATCCAGTAAAAGCGTTTCGCCATTATCTGCAGTCAGAAGATAGCAATTGCCGGAAGAACCGGAACCTAAACATTTCAGTTTCATGCATTTACCTCATCATCCTGTGGGAAAGTATAAACTCCTCCAATTCCCTCTTGTGTCTTATCATCACAAATTGGAAATTCCCTCTCAATTTTTACTCTGTTATGGCAAAGATACGCATATTTAAGTTGTTTCATTGCTTCTTCCGCTTTTTCCTCTGTGGAATATTCAGCAATAACCATATCACCACAAAGTTGTTCTATACCTATGAGGTTCTTATTCAGAAAGTAAATTTCACCCTTAAATCTCTGAATAACCACCTGCTCATAAGGAATGTCTAATGTTCCGTCCTGCGATATAACTCTCATGGCAACCTCCTACTTAAAGCAATCCGGTGTCTCTGCGCTGGCAATGTCCGTCTCTGCGGTCTGCGGTACTTCTTCAAATGTTGCGTCAGGAAACTCGATAGTGTTTGCATTTGCCTGTACCTCTTCTGCCACAACTTTTTCCACATCAAGTTTCACATCGGAAACATCAGGAAATTCTTCCTGCGCATACAAACCTTGGAATTTATCCGGAAAAGCTTCTCTTAATGCCTGTACAACAGCAACTTTTCTTATCATTGTTGCAGGCTTTTTAGACCATTGACCGTTGATTGTTCCATCTTTTTTTCTTCCAACATATTCATCGAAAGATACTGACTGGTACTCCGGTGTCTCTCTTCCTTTGATAAACACTTTAGCCCAACCTCCTACAATAGATTCGTCCTTAAGGACAAAAGATCCTTCTCTTTCTTCAACGGAACCATCTTTCTTCTGAACAATAATTCCTGCTTTTTTTCCTGCATAATTCGGATTTGCATCGGCTCTTTTTGTAAAAACATCTTTTCCGGTAACAATCGTAGCAGGATCATTGTTTCCAAACTTAATGAGGTATGCTTCTTTCAAAAAAGGATTAAGATGCTGATATCTGCAAAGAGACATAAACATCATTACTTCCTGATCCGATACGTTTCCACCACCGCTTACAAGGTACTTTCTTACCGTTGTTGGGGAAATTTTTACAATTTCCCCATTTGATTCGTATTCCACAATTCCTGTGTTTTCCTGCTTCTTTTCGTCTGCCATGTTTCTACCTACCTTTCTACCTTTTTGATGCCGTCAATGTTAATGATGAATACCTGGCTTGTCTTTGGATTCTGAATAAGTGCAAGAGTTTTCCACTTATCGTCATCGTGTTGCGAAATGTTCAAAACCTTTGCAACCATTCCATTTTCAACAGAAACTCCATTAACAAAATTTTGTCTATAACTTCCAAGACCGCTCCATGTATAGTATGTTGAATAGCATTTACCTCTATGTGTTACCTCTACCATGTCACCGACACGGATTTCGCTGTCATCATCTTCCTGCGATTTTTCTTCCGGTTTGTAGTTTTCAAGGACAACGTACTCGCTGTGCCATGTGTGACACCTTTTAACAGAGTTTTCAACCTCACATGTTGCGTTCTTAACACCAATTACTCTGAAAATCTCTCCGTTTTCATATGGTATAAGAAAAGGTTTTGCATCCACAATTTTGATGTACTCACCGACTTTAGCTTTTCTATTCACTTCACGAACACCGTTATCAGGCTTCACATCTTCGCCCATCAGCCGATTGAAAGCCAACTTAGCACCAGTACGGAAATCAAATTCATCAGCAGGATTGCAGTTTGCTTCTGCTTTCTCGCCAGTGGACTTGTCCAGCGCAACTACTTTGTTGTCATTGCGGTAGATTACGATGGTTTCATTCTGAGTTTTAACTAAATCAAGCGCATCTTCTGCGTGATTCCATCCGTGCCCTTCTTTGGCGAATCCATTGCAATCATGACCGCCTACAAATTCGTCAAACTCAACCGAGCAGTAATTATCCGTCAATAGTTCTTTGACTGTTCCGCATTTCCCCACAGTTCTTCTGTTGAGCGTAACAATATCCTTTTTTACTTTTACTCTGTCTCCAACCTTAAATTTATGTTTTTCCATGCTATTCTTCCTCGCTTTCCGACTCATTCATAAATCCACTTGCAACTCCCTGATGCACTGTCACATCAGCTTTGTAAATCTCCTTGATACTTCTAGGCATCACATGGAATGTCACATCTGTATCAGCAATCTTGCCTTTGAATTTCAAGGCTCCACGGTCTGAAAGCCCCAGGTACACACCCACGCAACACTTGTCATCAAAATTGAATATAACGGTGTCACCGGCATTGATTGTTTCTCCTCTTGTTGTCAGAACAGAAACGACTGTCTCTTTCTTAATCTGCATCTTCCACCTCCACAAGTTCACCATTTTCCAATCTGTACCATGTATCCGGCTTCACTTTTTCACCGTCTACTCGAAACATCTTCGCACCGACAAATTCCCATGCTTTCTGCTCTGACCTGTCGTATCTGTCATCATCTTCTTTACCGATGTATTTCCACTCAGCAAGTACAATATGAGAACCAAGGACACCCATTGCTTTTCCTTTGTATCCCCATGCGACCGCAACGCTCTCGGAATCATTGGCAGAAGATGCACCTTTGTAACCTGTCGCAGAGGATGCACCGCAGTAACCTGTCGCAGAGGATGCACCGTAGTCACCTGTCGCAGAGGATGCACCTTTGTAACCTGTCGCAGAGGATGCACCGTAGTCACCTGTCGCAGAAGATGCACCGCAGTTACCTGTCGCAGAGGATGCACCTTTGTAACCTGTCGCAGAGGATGCACCGTAGTCTTCATCACTTCTAGCTTCTTTTTTAACTCTGCTCATAGTAAAATCAATGGCTGCCTTTACCAGTCCAGCAACGTCCAGTCTTACACCGACCTTAATTTTTGTTGATGCAACCTTGGAATCATCTTCACCTCTGTCAAATTCACCGCTCTGCTCCACCTCATGGTAAACAGATTCGTTCGGCGAATAGTAACCAAGGCAATCCAGAGGATGTTCACAAGCATGGAATCCACTATGACATACATCTGCTGTTTCCTCTTCGTACTCCTTGCCCTCTTCGTACTGGAATCCACGGCAAGTCATGTCCTTGTTGAATCCTTTGTAACTTTTAATTACTTCTGCCATTTTCCGCAGCTCCTTTCTTTATCTTATCTGCAAATAATTTTGTGGTAACTTTTGCTCCAAATTGGGCAAAAGTAATTATCATAAGTGGGTTTTCTTCAATTAAAGAATCAAACGGCTCTTCTTCCATTGTTTTTACTATTGCTCTGCACATTTCATCAGCAGAAATCTCAACTTTTTTATCCATATCATAATCATCATTAGGCACTAGGTACTTCCTCCACTTTCAAACTCGCATCATCACTTCTTCGGAACATAATCAACTGACTGTCAACATCAGGAATCTTCCAAGGGTCAAGGCTTTCGGTATCGTCAACCATGATAGGCAATTCCACACCACACCGCTTCTGAAACGCATTGCAAATGTCAATCTCCGTCAGAATCCTTGCTCCGTGGTTCATGTTTCGGCTGTAAGGCTCTCCACGGTATGTAAAGTCACAACATTCTTCCGTGTCACCATTCACAAGAGGTCTGAACATCCGCACAGTGCAGAAAGAAAGATACTTGTTCACATCAGCTTCCAGCAGTTCATTCTTCTTCCGGCTGAATTTCTTTAAAAGGTCAAGCTGTGCCTGCACATCCGTAATCTTCTGTGCAATGTTCTTGCGATCCTGTTCCAGTTCTGTAATACGCCTATCCACACTCTCGTTAATGCTTACACTCGCCAAAGACTTATCAACCACAGAAATATCATTGCGGATCTGCTCTTCATCACCTTTTAACTGGATTCTGAGAAGATTCATGTCAGTGAATTTGTGCATGGCAGCTTCTTTCTCAGCAATCTGTGACTGGACAGCTTTGTATTCTTCTGTGTTGGAAATATCCACGCTTTCCGGAATGGAATTTAAGGCATTATCAGCAACTGATACCTCTTTTTCCAACCGCTCCACTTCATCCTCGGTCTTTTTCAGTTCCTCACGCTTATGCTGCAGTTCTGCCTGATCCGCTTTGATATGGTCAGCACATGAAGAACCCTCTTTGGTAATCAGTTCCAATTCATGTGCCTTATGCGTATCAAACTCCGTTCTTAACTGCTCTTTCTTCTCTTCCGGATATTCCTGTCCACAGTAGGAGCAAATCAGAGAGTTTTCATCAAATTTAAGGCTTTTATTCAAATCCCAACTCTTCTTCAAATCCTGTCTCTTCTGCTCATACTGTGCGATACGCTTTTCCAGTTCCGTGATCTCTTCACGAATGGTATCTTCCTTAAGCAACTCTTTCTGATGCTCATTCTGAATCTGATTCAGTGTTGTGCGCTTCTCTCTTCTGTCCGCATCCAGTTTTTCATTTGCTTTCTGCTGCAATGCGCTCAACTGACCTTTTAACTCAATAATTCCATCAGAAAGCTTATCGTAGGAAATCATGCTGTTCTGCGTATCTGTCTGCTGCTTAATGTTCTCTGACAGCTTATCCAGTAAAGCTTTCTTTTTCAGTTCCAGATCCGCAAGGTCAATATCCACTCTCTGACGGCTCACCTCGTCAATACGGCTCGGAATTTCATCTAACAGGTCCTGCAAGCCCTTGGTTCCATTTCTTCCCCTTGTGCCGTACAACTGCGTATTGCAACGCTTTTTTAGTTCATCAACCGTGCCATCCTGCAGAACAGTCCTTAATGCTTCAAACTCCGGAAATTGATTGCAAATGTCATCATTACTGTGCTGACCAAACATATCAGCAAGAAGTGCTCTCTGATCCGTGCCACCTTTCAGAAGAAGTGTCATGGCATTGATGCAAAGTGAAAACTTATCTTTTCCGCATACACTTTCTTCCAAAAATGCTTCAAAATCTGCTGCCTTTTTTGGAATATCATTCACATAGTAATCCGTGACATTGCCGGTAAACTCGCCTTTCTTATTGAAGTTCTGACGGCATACTTTTTTCAGAACCTTGTCTGTACCGCCAATCTCCACGGTAACTTCTGTGGTAATATCTCCGTCAATGTCATTGCCGTCCTTATCGTGCGGTCTGATTCCGGTGATCTCTCTGCCGTTCTCGTCACGGCATCCAAAAATATACTGAATTGCTCTCTTGATTGTGGACTTACCAACTTCATTAACACCGGAAACCTCTGTCCGGTCGTATAAATCAGTGTCCACTACGTTAGAACCATAGAACTTGCAGAAATTCTGCAAAAAGATGTGTTTAATCCTCATTTTTCCTATCCTCCCAAAGATATAAATACAGTGAATTTACAAACATATAGATTGATACCGGCTTGTCTGTCTCGTTGATCTCCTTGTACAGCTCTGTGTTTGGGTTCATCTTATCAACAACCCACTTGATCGCCTGATACACGCTTTTTTCATTTGTGCTGTGTTTTTCTCCGATAATCCGGTAAATTTCAGAAAGTCTTCTGTTCCGGTTCTCAAACATCAGCGTTTCAACCTCGATGATGTACTGGAATCCCGGCAAGTATTGTTTCAGCCCCAGTTCTACCAAGATTTTTCTTATCTTCCTTTCCATTTCCTCACTCCTCCGGCTTTCAGTCTTCTGTTACGTGAATCACGTTGTCCTCTCCGATATACAAGATTCCTGCATCTAACAGTCTTGCAATCAGAATCTCATTCGCACGGACGATGGGGATAATCTGTCGTTTCTGCATAAAAATACTCCTTTCTTAACCATTTTTTCTTCCCGGTATTGCGGTTTACAATTCTGTAATAGAATGCTGTTTCACGGTCAACTTCCCACTCTTTCGGACTGTAAAATATCTTTCCGATGCACCCTTTGACGGTAAACCGCTTTTTGGCACTCATACGGTGTCCTCCGCAAGTTTTCCTTGAATCCACCATACTACATCATCAAAGTTGTTAGCCGAAAAAGAAGTAGCACCATTAATCCATGTAAATATTTTCCCATCTTCAAATTTTGCAAAGTATCTAGGCTTCCAAGGTTCACTGTCGGAATCTCTTACGTATACTTTTGTGTCCACCGCAACGTTCGACCAATCAACAACAGGTTCTACATATTCCTGTTCTAACCATGCCCTAAATTTTTTTCTGCAGTTGTTGCAACTGCTCCATGCGCAATCCTTGCAATTAATAGCAAAGCAATCGCTCAATCTTCCTTCCTTATCAACAGTTATTTTAATGTCATTTGCAGCCATATCAAGAATCTGTTCCGCATACTTCTCTCTGTTCGTCATTTTCCATTCATCCTTTCCAGTTCTGCGCTCCTGGTTAATATCCAGTCTGCGTAATCACTTAATTCTGTCTTTGTAGCTTCGTTCTTCTCTCCGTGGTAAACCATGAGTACAATTCCTACATCACAGTACTTTTCAAACAATTCCGACAAGTAGTCAGCTCCCACATGGATATTGCCGTCTACGGAGTAAATGTCCGTCACTTCCAAACGCTCCATGCGGTCTTTATGCCATCTGTCAGAAATCTGCATCAGACCTTTGCAACCGCCACTTTCCACATCCGATCTTCCGGAAGATTCTTTCTCGATCATTGCCATGAGCAGTTCCGGACAGATGCCGTATTCCTCACCGTACTTTACACACGATTCCTGTGCTTCCTCGGAGATAAAACTGCCGGTTGTCTGTGCCGTGGATGTAAATGTGATGGAGAGTGCTATTATAATAGGAAGAAACAGCTTTATTGTTGTTCTCATAGGCTTAGTACCAATCACCGATGAAAGTACCTAAAGAATCACTAATAACAATTCCGATGCACTTTCCATCACTATCTCTTTTGAAATCCATTTCCACGGCTCTTTCAAGTTCCAATTCTTCATTCTCGATCTCGATGTTATACGCACACAAAAAGTGCACATCCAAATTGTCAGAGTCCAAAGTTCTGAATGAATCCGCACCATCTGTTTTTGAATAGTACACATTCATATCAGAAACAATTACCCTGTTACTTAATTGTTTAAATTGTATTTTCATTATTAAGTCTCTCCTATAAATTTATTTACAAAATAAACCTGTCCTTTTCCTGTTACCTTTGTAGTCCGTGTGATACGCACTGAACCGTCCGGGTTCTGAATGGTGCTTTCCTTGACATCGAACAATCCCTGTTCAACGTATCTCTGTACTGGCATATTCTTAGAGGAACCGTACTTAATCAGATAACCTTTATTGCGCATCCAGTCAAATAACCTATTCTGTCCGATATGTACACCGTTCTGACTAATCAGCTTTGCCAAATCTCCGATAAGAATAGATGTATGGCTTGCTGATACCGCATCAGCGAAAATTGCTTTCGGCTGCATTTTTTGAATGCACTCCTGTTTCTGTGCAATGATTCTGTCTCTTTCTAAAATCTTGTTCTGTGCTACTATGAGTGCCTTTGCCATAAGTTCATCATCGGATAAGGTTTCCTGTCCGGCAATGTATCCGCCATTCTTTCTGATAGATGGAAGAACCTCCGATGTAACCCAATGCTTAAATCTCTTTGCCGAATCAAGTTTGCTTCCGATAATTGCAGAATATAAACCGCTTTCGTTTATTAAAGAGGACTTCATATTCATACCATCCAAAATGGATGATTTGGAATCTTCCTCGTCTATGCGCTTCATCATATTGCTCGTCTGCGCATATCCAAGTTTGTCGGCAACGTCTTTTGCCACAAACCAAGGCTCGCCATCAATAGTTTTTATTCTGATTGTCCCAAATTCATCTGAATTAAATACCTGTAATTCTTCCATGTTTCTCCTTTCTATTCAGTTTTAACTCTTCTTGAATCTTCAAATGCCACAAGGTCATCCTCTGTGATCCTGTATTCTCTTCCTAACTTGATTGCCCCAAGTTTTTTTTGACGAATCCATTCCCAAACAGTAATGACTTTTACCTTGTATCTCTCTGCTACCTCTTCACAAGTAAACATTTGTGCCAAAATATCACTCCTTTCCGTAAATAATACTTGTATATACCTCGGTTTAGTGATATAATCTCCTTTGTCGAACGAGTTACATCTTTTTAACGAAGTATTTTTCTAGAAACTATTTTTATATTTCGTTTTGCCGAGGTATGTACATAGTATATCTCGCTAAACCGAAGTTGTCAATAGTCTATTTCGTTATGCCGAAATATTTTTTAAGAGGTGATATTATGTACAAAACTTTCGAAAAATTGTGTGAATTAAAAGGAATTACACCATATAGGTTTGGTAAAGATACTGGTGTTAACTCTTCTACTTTAAGCACATGGAAAAAGAAAAATTCTATGGCAGATCCGAAGACCTCTCAAAAAGTCTGTGAATACTTTGGAGTATCTATGGACTTCTTAATGGGAAAAACTGATAAAATTGTTTGTGAAGAATGTGGAACAGAATACAATCCATTTGATGACTTTGATTGTGCTATTCACGAAAATGTTCATAAAACTATAGAAGCAGCAGAAAAATTAAATATAGACTTGGTTCCATATAAGGATATTATAAAAAAACGAGTAGACTATAAAATTAAATTAGAAGATGGAACATTTGACTTTGAAAATGATTTGACCGATTATTTGAAAGTGCGATATTCTGATTATATTTATAACAATGTTGGTAGCACTAATCTCATTGACAGAATGGGTTATTATAAGAAATGCCTTGTTGAGATTATCAACAAGGGATTTGTGCCGGAAAATAATATAAATACTTTTGTAGAATCATTTGGATTAAATAGAGATTACATAGACATGAACGGAGCTTTTATAGCCAGAATAAGCAAAAATTATGATGTGATGAAACTTGCTAAAATTGCCGAAAAGCTTCCACCAGAAATGCTCAATATGCTTTTGTTTCAAGCGGAAGCTTTTTACGATAAATATACCAAGGGGTGATTATTCACCTCTTGTTTTTTCTTTTACAAATTCATAGAACCACTGCAAAATATAGTTTTCATTTATGCTTCCAAACATATTTGACAACTCTTTTCTGTATTCTTCATTTGTCATTTCTTTTTCCATCGTAACCACGCCCCTCTCTCTTTAATTCTCCACACAATCTAAAGTAGCGATACATCACATTATAGAACATATGTTCTAAACAATCAATATATTTGACGCACGTTTTTTATTGTTGTAAAATATCAACAAAAGAGGACGGTGAAAACGCCAATAAACACCGCCCTCGCCAGAACTTGAAGTCCCTTGTTTCAAGGGATGTTACAAGTGTATCATGTGAAAGGGGGATAAAAAACATGATAAAAAAAGACCGAATTAAAGAAATATCGACACATCTATCAGTCAACCGTGTAAATTATATGTTAAGTTTTCGTGGGAATCTCCATGAATTTCTAAATGAGCCGGACATGACGGTTTACAAGCTTGCTGATGAAGCTAATTTGCCTTATTCTACGCTTAATTCACTATTATACGGTAATTCTAACGACACAAAGCTATCTACCGCTGTTGCGCTTGCTAGAGCCTTTGGAATCAGTGTAGACGAACTGGTAGGTTGCGGCACTATGGAAGATAAGATGTTGGAATCTGTCAAGATATGCCGCAGTCTGCCGGAACACTCTCTGTACCTTATCCGTTACTTCATACGTCACCAAGCTAAAATCTATTTCAGTCTTGAAAAATCGCACAAGTATATTTCTGTCCTTAATCCACAACTTATGAATGGAATTATCGCAACCACAAATGCTGTGGAACCCATGTGCATAGACAGTTTGCCGGAAGACATAAAATCCAAGGCTTATATCGGTGTGAAAATTCCGTGCGACTACTATATGCCGTTTTATCTGCCTAGGGAAATTATTCTCCTTGCAGCGGATCGTGAACCGCAAGACGGTGAACGATGTATTGTGACCAGTAATGGTGGAATATATATTGTCGTGAAAACACATATAATTGAAGATGGTGTAAGAAAATGTAGATATGTTCCTCTTATATCTCCAAACAGCATACTCCCGGAAAATCTTATTGATGACATGATAGGATATGTGGTTGGTTTTGTCAACAATGACGGTGACTGGGGAATCAGATAAATAGATTAAGAGCATGGCTTTTACACCATGCTCTTTTTGATTGATTTATTTTTGCTTCTAATCTCCGCCCATCGGCTATCACTCCTTCTGTAAATGGCTAGTTAAAGTGGAAAACTATATCCAATGCAACGCAAGGTACATCTATAATCTCATTACCAAGTGATTATGAAGAACTATTAATAAAAGTAAATGTAAATGCAGAAAATAAACAAGTTATGGTTAGTATTCCTAGAATATCTTTATCAAATGATACTGATATTATAAAACAGGGATGGTTTAGCACTTCATCTGATTATGGGGCAGTGCAATTCGATATCACAAAAAATAAGATAAATAGTATGGCTGCTTCTTCTATCGGTAGAGATGTTACATCTAATACATGGTGGATTGTATATTATAGATAATCGTTATTCTTGCAATATCTCAGAATAATTCATTATGCTACCACCACCAACGACTACCATGCCATGTGAATATTCACTTGTAAATACAATTTGGAAATCGTATTTACCATTTCTGTAATGAATATATGCAACTGATGAATTAGTGCCTAAACTTTTTGATGGTAATACTTGTACGCCAGATGAAGTGACATTATCAAATACATTACGAAGAATATAAAAATCAAGAACACCATAATTATCCATTGCAAGAAATGTGCCATATCCATATGCTTTATCAGTATAATAAAAATAAACACTCTTTTTATTTACGAATGGTACAAATAACTTGCTTGTATTTTTTAAATTGCCATTTACATCATTAATGGCTGCATTAGTATCATTGATGTCTTTTGCACCGAATGAGGTTCCTACTTGCTTATATTCGGTAACATCAACAAAAGAAACAGTTCCATCGTCATTTTGAATTTGCTGATATTTTCTTAACTGATTTTTAGTTGTGTCTAATACATCATCAACATAGTTTGTTTTTAAATCTGCCATAATTACACCTTAAATCCTTTCTGACCGCCAAGCGTAAAGGCAAGTCGGTTCTGCGCTTTTCTTTGTGCTACTAACGTATTGTATATTTTTAACTGCAACGATTCTATCCTGTTCCAGTCTTCATATGTTGGAACCGATTTATTCTCTTTCCATGTTTTAAATTGTTCAGAAAATGAGAAAGTGGAACTGTTAATTTCTGCCAGCATAGTTTCAAATAAAGTAACTTCATCGGCATAAATCAGATCTGCTTCAACCTTATCATCTCCAAGATTAAAAGATGATATTTTATACATAGATTCTGCAGTGCTTTTTAGTTCCAAAAGATTATTTTTAATACGGTTATAATCTGTATATAAAAAATAATCTCCTATATAAGTTTCACCATTCCATTCAGAAGACCAATTTGTTTTAGGATCTGCCCACATTATGCTTCCTCCACATCTCCAAACAATTCTATATATTTCTCTGTATCATTCAGCCCCAAATACTCTTTTATATCTTCTTTTGTTTTCGGCACTATTTCTCCGTTTGGATAAAACAAGAAAAAATTACCTTTTTCTGTTCTGAATATTTTCCTGTTTGTCATTTCATCAACATATATTATTTCAGAAGTTTGCGTGTTATACAGAAGACCGTTAATTATTTTTTTCATTACAACCTCCTTATGTTCTCATTGCTCTTCGCAATTGCAATGATCCATTAAAAGCACCATTAAAGTTTAATTTGTGTGTTTCCACTTCTACTTGTAAGCTGTTTACAATATCACTTTCCATGAAAATAATATCAGCAGCTTCCAGCACCGGATCCCCTCTGTATTGAACATCATAAGAAATATTATTCGCATAATAATTCCCAAGCCATTCAGCAACAATCCTTGCATGATCTTCCGTTGAAATAAGTTGGTTTTCACAATACCTTATTTCTCCAGAGTTGTTAATTGATTTCTTTAGATATACGTTATCTTCAACTACTTGCGGTGTATTATCCTCTCCGTTTTTAAATGTATATATTTTGACAAAAACATCTTTTGTTTTTCTTTCTGCGTATCCATAAGGATTTTCTGTCATGGAGTCTTTTTTCAACTCATAATCAGATAAATCTCCAAAACTGATTTTATCAATTAAGACTCTGTTTTTAGGATATGCTTTTGTTATCTCGAAACGAATACTGTCGAAGTTTTCAAATTCATCATTTAACAATGATTTTTCTTTCAAATCATCATATTTGAAAGTCTTAAGAAGTGTATCTCCATTATATGTCGATACTTTCATCTCTTTTGGAGGATTACCCTGGAATGAAATATACAATCCATAATACGTGTATGCTGCAGGAAGTTTTAATGTAAGCACTGGATTCTCCGAAAACAATCCATTTTCCTCAGAAACATTGCTCGTAACATATCCTGTCTGTTCGATGGCTGTACCGGTATTCCTCGGAAGAAAAAGTTGTGAACCGTTTACACGCATAAAACTTCTTGTCAGTTCTGCATATACATTGTTGTTTCCATATAATACATTAGTGGCATTTCCCCACCATGCAGTTCCGTTTGAGGTAACCTGCATATCTGCAGGATCTATAACATTTGCAAAGTTGGCTTTAATATTTACTCTTCCGTCAGAATCTACAAATAAAATGCATCTTGAAGCGTTGCACAACAACTGCAAACATTCTTTGTGAGGTGCTTTCGGCATTGGATTGTGTAGGATCACATCTCTTAAACAATCGTCAACAAAATACTCATCAGGCTCGAATCCTGCATCTTTTAGAATGCTAATAGCTTCTGCATATGCTGTTCTATCGTATATTTTATTTCCTATTGTATAGTTGTCTTCCAAAGTTGAAAGAACATCATTTGCGGTGAAAGACATTTGATTTTTTTTAGAGTTCCAGTCAGTCAAAAGCATCGTGGCTTTTTTATGCCATTCCACTGTTTCGTCTGACAGGACCATTCCGTATGATAACTCCATTTTTTGTCCAGTTTCAAGGAAGTTGATAAAGGAATTATCATCGTCTACATTGTATACATTATTTTTATCCAGTATTGTTACAGATAATTTTCTGTATGGAATCTCCGCTGAAATTCCGTTGACAAATTCTTCAAAAGATGATGTTGATACATCATTATTTCTATATGTCAGCCCAACACCCATTACGATTTTTTCTACTCTAAGACGTTTATTTCCTCCGACCATAGATATAGGAATTATTTGTATATTTGTGGTGTTCCCAATTACATCTGTTGTTGAAAAATCGTGTTTACTATTTGTATAAGTTAATTCTTTTTCATCTGTAACAATTTTGAAGCTAGTTGGGTAATATTTCCCGAAATCTATCGTAAGTCCTTTGATGGAATACTCTTGTGGGAATGTTACTTTTACAGTTTCCATTATGTTTTGTGTAGTTAATGGAGCATTACGTAGCTGGTACAATCCGCTTGTCTCTCTCGGAAGAAAATACATTTGACCGTCTACACGCATATAATTTTGTTCCAAGGTAGCATATTCCGTATATTCTGTATCATTTCTAAATGGCAAAACCTTGTTTCCCCAGTATGCGTAATCGCCGTCAAAATGAGCCGTATTTTGTGCGTCACCATTTACTACACCGAGAGTAATTGATATGTATGCCCTGTCTCTTATCTTTTTCTGCATTGCAGACTTATAAGCGTTAGAAGCTTTTATCATTCTTCCCACCCACAATCAATTAAATTGAATTTACACGTTTCATAGTTCCTATAAAAAATATCATCCAAAAACAACGGCTTACCGGTAGTGTCTCCTGGATACATGGTATATGTATGCCTTACATTGTCGTCCCCAGTAAACGTAACCGGCACAAAAAATGGCTCTAATGCATCTTGCATTTCTTTCCATGTTTCCGCATCTAAACCGTTCCATTGCAGATTATTTATCTTCCACAATTTTCTGCCGACTTTTTGACCGACGACTGCAGCATTTACATTTCTTCCTGAATCAACCGTCTGCGACCGAACTATTTCCATTCCGGGAGCCGGACACGGAAAACGCACTCCGTTTACTATGATGAAATCACTTGGTCTTGCTATCATTGTGTTTTCCTCCACAGAAAAAGAGTGGGAATAAATCCCACTCTTAAGTAATAATTTGTAATCCCATAGCTTTTTGACCTCTTAAATTTGCCCTTGCTATGTCTCTGTCACCGATATTGACAGAGGTTTCTTTTGCAAGCAACTGCTTAAGCAGGTCAATCTCTTGTTGCATCATACGCATTTGCGCTTCTGCTGTGGTGTTAATAGCATCTTTGATTCCGGTGATTTCAACTCCACCGGCAACCGCTGTTTTTCCACCTACTGTTCCGGCA